AGCCAAAAGTAGGTAAAGGTTAATCATGACTTCCACGACACCAACTTTCAACGACTCAGCATTTAGAGAACAGTTCCCCCAGTTTGAGGACACAACTGCCTATCCGACTGCTCAGCTTGATGCTTGGTGGACGATGGGAACGGCCTATATCAACATTGATAACAACTATCCTTGGAACTTCAATTCTAAGCAACTTCAGTTGGCTATAGATTTGATGTGCGCTCATCTTGCAGCATCATTTACGCTAATCAATAGCGGAATCCCTGCTGTAGTTGTGTCTGGATCTTCCGAGGGGACTGTTAACGTTTCTCTCGTGCCCCCTCCAGCAAAAACAGCGTTTGGATGGTGGCTATCTACTACCCCGTACGGAAACCAGCTTAGAGCCCTTCTAAGAGCCGTTGCTAACGTTGGTCTATACGTTGGTGGCAGCATCGAGAATCAAGGCTTTAGACGCGCTGGTGGGGTATTTGGCTAAATGAAGAAGCTCAACCTCGAAAAGATCAAGGCAACTCTTGAGCGAGTTCCTGAAGAATTCGAGGGCATGGTTGCTCAAGTTGGCTTTCCATCTGGGATAAATTACGAAGAAGGCACTCCAGTTGCTTATGTTGCGACCATTCAAGAGTTTGGAGCACCAGAAGTTAACATCCCTCCTCGTCCCTTCATGCGTCCAACTGTCAAAGCAAATAAGCACGAATGGACAAAAATCATTGCAAGCAGAATTCCAAAAGTAGTCATGGGCAAAATGACGGCTTTTGACGTGCTAGACCTTGTTGGGATATCCGCTGCTGCTGATATTCAAGTTACTATTTCAAAAGTTGATTCACCTCCCAATTCTCCAGCGACAATCAAAAGGAAAGGCTCTTCTAAACCTTTGGTTGATACTGGTTTAATGGTTGCTTCGGTGCAAAACGCAGTCAATAAGGCTGGTTCTGACTTTACCGCGAAGGGTGGCTAATGAATCTCCGAGCTATTGCTAACAAATATACCCAGATCACGAATAAAAACGTTCAGATCCAATGGAAGCAATCCAATGGATATATCACTGATGATGCTGGTCGGCGTACCCCTCAGACCATTACGTTGACAGTTGAGGCTCAAATTCAGGCTCTTAGCGCGTCCGACTTACAGCATACTGACGGTCTGAACATCAATTCAGTTATGCGCTCGGTTTACCTCTATGGCAATGCTGTTGGCGTGGTTCGAGTGGATCAGCTTGGTGGTGACATTCTGGTTTTCCCTGAGATCCCCGGAGGATGCAATAGGAATTGGTTGGTTACTCAAGTGAACGAGACTTGGCCTGATTGGTGTCATGTTATTGTGACTTTGCAGGACGATTAAAATGGCCGTGACTATAGACATTATCGACCAAGACGTATTTCGGGCGTTTGTGACGTTTTTTAAAACGTACATTCCGTCCAATGTAGAAATTATTCAGCAGCAGGACAACAGGGTTCCAATGCCAAATGGCCCGTTTATTGCGATGAATAATAACGGGATGGATAGGCTCTCCTTCAATGTGGATACTTACGACTCCCTAACCCAAGGAAAGTCTATTCTTTCCTCTATGATTTATGAAGTGCAGCTCGATTTCTATGGCCCATTATCTCAAGCATGGGCAGCGGAAACGGTAACTTTGTTTAGGGATGAATACGCAACCGAGATTTTCCCGGCAAACATTCAGCCTTTGTATGCTGATGATCCTGTTCAAATTCCGTTGATTAGTGGAGAATCCCAGTATATTCAACGCTGGAAATTGGCAGCGAGAGTACAATACAAGCCAACCGTTTCAACTGTTCAGCAGTCAATGCTGGCGATTGAAATTGATCTTGCCCCTATAGACCAGACATTTACACCATAGGAGAATTCATGAGTACCATTCCTTTTTCTCAAGTTGTCAATGTTGTTCCTTCGGTTCTGTCCGCGAATGGAGAAGCAGTCGATCTTAACGGTCTTGTGCTTACTCAGAACGTCTCAGCTCCTTATGGATCAATTTTGACTTTCTCAAACGCTGCTGGCGTTCAGAGTTATTTTGGCGCGTCTTCAACCGAAGCTGCAATTGCCAACATTTACTTTGACGGCTTCACGAATTGCACAGCACTGCCCGGAACGCTCTATTTCACGCAGTATCCAGAAGCAGCAATTGCTGGTTGGCTGATGAGTGGTTCACTTTCGTCTATGACGCTTGGACAGCTTCAGGCTTTAACGGGTACGTTAACCATTACGGTTGCTGGAGTAGCTAAAACATCAGGCACGATCAATCTTACCTCAGCAACTAGCTTCAGCAATGCTGCAACAATCATTCAGGCAGCGTTTACGTCCCCCGGATTTACCGTTACCTACAATGCAACATTAAGCACGTTTGTATTTACTACAACCGCAACTGGAGCAACCCAGACCATGAGCTATGCAGCTACTGGAACTCTGGCAACCTCTTTGATGCTGACTGAGGCAACGGGTGCAACTCTGTCTCAGGGCGCTGCTGCTGGTACACCTGCTTCATTTATGGCTAACGTCCTGACGTTAAATCAGAACTGGGCCACGTTTATGACTGTTTGGGAAGCGAACATCACAGAAAAAGAAGCATTTGCTACTTGGAGCAATTCAGTAGCTCCGCGCTATCTTTACGTTTGCCAAGATTCAGACGTGAATGTTTTAAACGCATCAGCAACCAATACCTTTGGCGATTGGCTGCAAACGAACCAGATCATTGGGGCTTGTCCGATTTTTGGTGATTACACTCACGCTGCTTTTGTTTGTGGGTATGCTGCTTCTCTCGACTTTGCCCGTTTGAACGGTAGAGCCACGCTTTGCTTCAAGTCACAATCTGGACTTGTTCCTTCAGTGACAAACTCTACCCAGTACGCTGCAGTCCTTTCGAATGGATACAACTGCTATGGTGCTTGGGGAAGCAACAACCCAGCCAATAATCAGAACTGGTTTGCTCCGGGCTCTGTTTCTGGCAAATGGCTCTGGGCTGATACTTACCTGAACCAGATTTGGCTCAATGCCAACCTTCAGTTGGCTATGGTCAACTTGCTGACTCAGGTAACTGCAGTTCCCTACAATGCTCAGGGTAACGGCTTGATCTATGCTGCTGCACAGGATCCAATCAACTCAGCGATTAACTTTGGCGCGATCAGGACTGGAATCAATGTATCTGCTGCTCAGGCTGCAGAGATCCAGTTTGCAACTGGCGTGAATGCTGCGCCAACGATTGCCTCACAGGGATACTATCTGCAGATTCTGCCAGCAACGGCTCAAACCCGCGCTGCTCGTCAATCTCCTCCAATCACTCTGTATTATCAGGATGGTGAGGCGGTTCAGCAGATCGTTATGGCTTCAATCGCAATTCAATAAGGGACTGAAATATGGCAACTATTACCTCAGCAAACGCTATCCTTTCGTTAGCGGTCAATAATTACTTTCCGGTCCCTCAGACGATCCAAGGCTTTGCAGTGGATGATGCTTTCGAGGGTGAAGCTGTAGAGCAGTCAGAAGTCCTTATGGGCGTAGACGGCAAGCTGAGCGCTGGCAAGGTGTTTGTCCCATACAAGATGACTATTCATCTTCAGGCAGACAGCCCCAGCGTGTTCCTGTTCGACGCATGGCGCAACGCTCAGGACGCTGCAGTTGATGTTTTCTCTGCTAGTGGATCAATCACGCTTCCATCAACGAGCATGGTTTATACTCTGGTAAACGGATTCTTGACCTCTGCAACTCCGTTCCCAGGTGTTAAGCGGACGTTAGAACCTCTTGTTTATGAGATTACTTGGCAACGTATTATTGGTGGGCAAATCTAAAAATGGCTAGAAAGGAAACGTCATTCACAGCGGACTTCGGGCGCGATGCAGGGAAGCAATTCCACATTACCGAAATGTCCGCTTCACAGGCTGAGAATTGGGCTTTTAAGCTTATTCTTGCTATAGGTAACTCTGGGATTGAAATTCCAGACCACTTAGCAGCTCAGGGAATGGCGGGGCTCCTAGCGGTGGGCTACTTGAATCTTCTCAAAATTCCATTTGATGCTGCAAAGCCTCTTCTGGATGAAATGATGGGTTGTATTCAGGTAGTTCCCTCCCCCAACATTAAACGTGTATTGATTGAAGATGATATTGAAGAAGTGAAGACCCGCTTAGCCTTACGGAAGGCTGTTTTTGATCTTCACACGGATTTTTTTTTAGACGCAAAAGAATCGACTTCGGAATCAGAAGCACAGGGAAGCGCAACAATCGGCTCATCGAATATCAAGCCACGCCACAAACGATAGCAACGGTTATCTCGGCAAGGCTTGCAACACTCCATGAGCTTGATACCGTTTATGGTGTTGAGGACTTATGGATTCTCCTTGAAATCAACGCCATTGATAGACATAACGCAAACTTAGCGAGTCAAGCATAAATGGCAACGGTTATTGACAGTTTAATGATTGAGCTTGGGCTGGATACGTCCAAGTTCAGCACTGCACAAAAAAAGTCAGTCGATCAGCTTCGGAAGTTCGACGATCAATCTACCAAAACCTTCAAGAATACCCAGCGAGGAGTAAACGACCTCGGTGATGGGTTTACAAAAACCCGTGACGCTCTGCTCTCTTTAGGCACAGCTATCGTCGGGATGACTGGCTTTAAGGACATAATCAAGGATACGACCACAACCAACGCAAACATTGGCAGGACAGCTCAACTGTTCAAAATGTCAGCTACGGAATTGGATGCTTGGGGCCAAGTCATGAAATCGGTTGGTGGCGATGCTTCCGACTTTCAAGGCTCAATGCAAAGCATCAAGCAAGGATTATCCGCTGTTCAATTTGGCGATGCAGCAATCCTCAAGCCTTTGGCCATTCTTGGGGCTACTGATGCTGTAGACATTAAAACCCAGAAGGTCGATGTACTAAAACTGGCCGATGCCATTAAAAAATTCACCGACACTTACGGCGAAGAGACTGCATTCTTGCAAGCTCAGGCAATCGGCGTAAACCGCGAATTGTTCATGGTTCTTAAAGAAGGCTCGGCTTCAGTGCAAAGCCTTTACCAAGAGGCTGAGAAAGGCTCTGGAGTTACTAATAAAAACACTGAAGCAGCAGCAGCGCTCCAAAAGAAATGGGGTGATGTTTCACGCGCAATGGATGCTGCGAAAAATGAGATAACAGATCAGCTTAATCCATCCATGATGGAGTTAGCCAAACTAACAGAAGCAAGCCTCCGGTTGTTCATAGAATGGGACAAAACTCTAAATGGTGGCCTCACCACTACTCTTGCATTTGCTGCTGCCCTTGGCTCTCTCACGGGCGCTATGAAGCTATTGGGGCTTTCTGCTCCTAAGTGGATGCTTAAATCTTTGGGAACGGCTGGACTTATCTTTCATTCTGGAGAATTGAATAAAGGGGAAGACGAAGAGCTACGAAAGCTTCGTGAAGCTCAGATGGGTGGTGAAGGCGCATCCAGAAATATCCGAAACAAAAACCCCGGAAACATTAAATATGGGGAATTTGCCAAAGCTCATGGCGCAATAGGTCAAGAAGGTCCATTTGCAGTATTTCCAGATATGGAAACTGGCAAAGCTGCAATGAATGCTTTGCTTACCAGTTACATGAAAGGCGGGAAAGACACGATTTCAAGCATCATCAATAAATGGGCTCCTCCCGGTGTTGATGACAACAACACAAAGAACTACATTGATTTTGTTTCAAAACAAACTGGAATTGATCCAAATAAGAGATTAACTCCAGAAGAGCTTTCGGCAGTTCAGGATGCAATGACTCGATTCGAAGGTGGCAATTGGGGCAAGTCATCTAAACCTTCCGCTCCACTTCCTTTGGGAACTCCTATTGGAGCAACTAGCCCCGGCCCAGAATCGTCAGGGAAACCCCCAGAAAGGGCTCTATTAAATAAATTCTGGGATCAATCAGTTTCAGATTGGAAAGACTATGGGCAAATGGCGATTGATGCCAACAACCGAGCTGGTCAATCCATTCTGCACTCGATAATGAATCTTTCAAATATCACCCAATCCATGCCAAATATGCCACTTGGAGCATCTTCAATGGTTCCCAATTTAGGAAGAGGGGGAAGTACGATTATTGAGACCAACATTGGCAAAATAGATGTAAACACTCAAGCGACTGATGCCAAGGGTATTGCCAAAGACATTGGCGAAAGCATAAAAACTAATCAAATTGTCAACGCTGGAATGCAGGGGCCTAGATAATGCCACTTATCCCTTATCCTAACGTTCCTCCGCTTCCCGGAGTCCCGCCTCTAAGCAGAACTGGCGCTCAATATGTAGGCGCTGCTTTGGCGGTTGTTGCCCAGTTTCTTCCTACTGACTTATTTGGGCAGCAATGGGCAATCATCGACAATGAAACCGGAACGGTTATATTGGTTCCAGATTCATTTGTTGACTTTGAATTCAAGCAAGATCAGAAGATTCCTATTTATCCATTACAGGCTGGAGCATTTGCCAGCTACAACAAGGTCAGCTTGCCTTATGAAATCAGAGTAACTGTTACTTGCAGCGGAAATGGTCCGATGCAAAAGGATAACTTCATCAACACTTTGAATCAGCTTCTGACCTCATTAACGCTTTTGGACATTCAGACTCCGGGGAAGACCTATACAAGCGTTAACCTTGTTCATGTCGATTACAGGCGCGAAGCTCGAAATGGCGCAACCTTAATCATTGCTAAACTTTGGTTCCAGTGGGTGAGAATCGTAACGTCTAACGCTCCAACCGCTCAACCTGATGGAGAATCCCCAACTTCGAACGGCCAAGTATCGCCACAAGAACCAACGGCGCAAAACGCAGCTAATGGAGTGAGTTCAACCAGTGCGGGGAACATTCAATGACGATCCAAATAGTTCCTATCACTTCAGTTGCAGCTCAGACTTTTACTATTCAGCTTGGTGGGCAAAATTGCGCCATAACGCTCTATCAAAAAAGCAACGGCCTTTATTTCGATATGACCGTGAACAACAGTACTTGCGTCAATACGGTGCTTTGTTTGAACTTGGTCGGTCTTGTTCGAGAAGCTTATTATGGATTTGGGGGACAGCTTGCATTTGTTGATACGCAAGGTACAAGCGATCCATACTACACGGGCCTTGGGTCTCGTTATCTTTTGGTGTACGAATCATGAGTTTTGCTTTTCGACAAATTGATTTGGTATTTAATACACCAAACCAGACTCCGCTTTTTTTGCAGAATATCAAATGCTTAGCCACAATTACCAATCCCGGAGGTCAAACTGCTTGGGGTCAATTGCAGCTCAAAGTATTCGGTATGACGCTCGATCAGATGAACACTTACTCAAGTACTGGCGCTTCATTTGTAACCCTGCAAGAACAATCCGTCATCGTTTATGCGGGGAACCAAGGCGGGGCTATGAATCAAGTTTTCGCGGGAACCATATTCAAGAGCTATATGGACTTTTCGCACCAACCAGAGATTTCCTTCACTTGTGCTGCTCAGGCTGGATTTTTCCCTAAAGGCAATGCAAACGCTGCGAACACTTATCCCGGAGACCAAAACGCAGAGGACATTATTGAGGCTCTCGTCAAACAGTTAGGCGGTCCTTGGACGTTTGTGAACTATCAGAAAAAAGCTCATGCCGTACTTCAGAATCAATATGTCTATGGTTCTGTCATAGATCAGATTTCAACGGTTGCTAGGGCTGCTCGGTTCCCAGTCAAATTTGAAAATAATCAGGTCACTATCTGGCCTAACTATGGCGTATGTGATGATACGATTGTAGAAATAGGGCCAACAACCGGAATGGTTGGATATCCATCTTATTGGGAGTCAGGTTTTATTGTGAAGACTGAATTCAATCCCTCTGCCGTCAATGGCCGGGCGGTCAAACTGACTTCTGATATTCCGAAGTCTAACGGCACTTGGCCCATTATCGAGTCAACCCATGAGCTTAGCACTTTGACTCCTGATGGCCCTTGGTTTACAACTGTAAAATTATCATCTCCTCCTCATGTCAGCCCCAACTAATCAGCAAGTCCAAACAAACTACGTTGCTGCTGATGCAGCTTCGGAAGTTGCTCGTCTTAATTACATGATCCGAAGCGCTCTGGCTGGCGTTCGGACAGCCATGCCAGTGCAGGTATTGGCAGTTTCAAACTCTGGAGGACTGTCCCCGGTTGGAACGGTAAACATCCAGCCCCTAGTCAATGCAGTAGACGGCAACGGCAATTCATGGCCTCACGGCGTGATCTATAACGTTCCATACATGAGGATTCAGGGCGGGGCCAATGGAATAATCATTGACCCTGTAGTGAATGACATTGGGCTTGCAGTAGTTTGTGATCGAGACATTTCCACAGTGCAGAATGTTGGAAACAGCATCAATCCTCAAACTGGGAACAACTTTACTTCTGCCCCCGGTTCAAATCGCAAAAATGATATGTCCGATATCGTCTACTTGATGACCATGATTGGGCTTGCTCCAACTCAATATGTCCAATTTAACAGCGCGGGAATCACGATCCTTTCCCCTACTCAAGTTACAATAACTGCACCAAACATTAGCTCAAGCGGTACTTGGTCCCATACTGGATCCTTTACGGCAACGGGTGATGTTAAAGGTCAGGGAACGAGCCTCCACACTCACGTTCATTCTGGCGTTCAATCTGGTGGAAGCAATACGGGGCAACCAGTATGACGATCATTCACAATACGCTTTTACTCGATCAAACAGCTTGGGATTTAGTTCTCGATGCTAATGGAAACATTGCGCTTTCCGGGAATCCCTATGCTATCGCTCAAGATGTAGCCTCGGCTACTCGAACCTTTCTCGGTGAATGCTGGTACAACACCAATTTAGGGCTTCCCTATTGGCAGGATATCCTTGGAGAATTTCCCCCCTTGTCTTACATTGCACAGCAAATGCAAACTGAAGCTTTGCTTGTTCCTGATGTTGCTGAAGTGCAGGTAAACTTTACAAAATTCCAGAACCGATCATTGGCGGGTCAAATTGAATTCATTGATACGGATGGAGTGGCTAACAATGTCGCTTTCGGAGGCTAATAAATGACCACAAACGTTCCTGCTATTACATGGGTTAATGGAGCCCCTGTTCTCCCTACAGAACAGGCCATCCTTACAGGAGTTCAAACAGACATTAACGTTGCCTTTGGTGGTGGCGTTAACTCGCAGCTTACAACCCCACAAGGCCAACTTGCTCAATCTGAAACGGCTATCATTGGCGAGAAAAACAATGAAATTGCTTATATTGCCAATCAGGTAAATCCAGCCTTTGCCTCTGGCATTTGGCAGGATGCTATTGGTTACATTTATTTCATGACTCGCATTCAGGCAGCGGGAACCGTTGTTCAGGCAACTTGCACAGGAGCGGTGGGAACCGTGATCCCTGCTGGATCCATCGCTCAGGATACTAATGGATACCTTTACAGCCTCACGGCTTCAGTAACCATTCCAGCCAGCGGGAACATCGTTGGAACATTTCAGAATCAAACCACTGGCGCGATTGCTTGCAACGTTGGAGCATTGATTAAAATTTATACCGCTGCATCTGGCTGGGATACGGTCTACAACTCAACGTCTGGAACGCTTGGAAATGCAGTAGAAAGTCGAGCAGCATTCGAAGCCAGAAGGCAAAACAGTGTGGCAGTGAATGCGGTTAACTCAATTCAGGCTATAGAAGCTGCAGTTCTTACTGTTCCTAACGTCTTACAGGCTGTTGTAGTTGACAACCCTAGCGGAACGGCAATTAGCTATGGATCAACGAGCTATTCAATCGCTGCTCATTCAATGGTTGTTTCGGTTGGTGGTGGTTCCTCCTCTGCTATTGCACAGGCAATCTGGAACAAAAAGCCTCCGGGTTGCGGATATAACGGGAATACAACCGTTACGGTTTATGATACGTCCTACGCAACCC